GCCGAGCTCCGGCTGCCTCCGTCGACCGCGAAGGCGCTCTACGAGCGCTATCAGGCACGCGTCGCCGAGGCCCAGAAGTTGATGGAAGCCAAGCGCGCCGAGGAGGCGGCTGCCACGCGCTCCGCGCTGGAGGCTTCGTGGGGCTCGGCCGCTCCGCAGCGCATCGAGGAGGCGCGCGCGGCGGTGAAGATGCTCGATCGCGTCCTGGAGGTGTCCGGCTACAAAGGTCCGCCCATCGGCGATGTGCTGGAGGCGGCGGGGCTGGCCAACAACGAGGCTATCGTGCGCGTGTTCGCCGAGGTCGCCCGGCTCGCGCGCACCTCGCCCGACGGCGTGGCGGGTACGATCGGGCGTGCCGGGCCTGCGGGCGACGCGGTCGGGTACGGTCGTATCGAGGAGCTGACCCGCAAGGCGGTCGAGCTGTCCGGCCGCGACCGGGCCGCCGCGAAGCGGTTGATGGAAGAGGCCGCTCGACTGCGCGCGCTTTCGGTCAGTTGACACTCGGGGGTCGATGGAGTATCATCCGCCCCGTTCGAGGGAAGCTTGCCCTTCGCCGCGTGCGAGTATGCGGGCGTGCGAGCGTGCGGCGAAGGGCCTTCTTCCCAGAATATAGCTAGAGGGGGAGGCCGCGGGTGGCTTGGAGCATTCCTGTCGCGTTCGTCGATCAGTTCAGCGCCACCGTCCGGCTGTTGGCCGAGCAGCAGGAGAGCGCGCTGCGGCGCTACGTTACCGTGGATACCGAGATCCGCGGCGATGCGAAAGCGCTGGAGCTCCTCGACAAGGGGCAGGACACCGCCAACGTGGTGGCCGCTCGTCACGGCGATACGATCATCGGCGATCAGACCCACCTGCGGCGTTGGCTCTACACCAAGCCCTACGACGTCGCGGACCTGATCGATCGAGAGGACAGGGTGCGAACCCTGCTCGACCCGAGCGGACCCTACACCACCCGGCATGCCGGCACCATGGGCCGCACCATGGACGATGTGATCATCGCCGCCATGGGCGGGCCGGTCCAGTCCGGCCACGACGGTGCCACCACGTTGACCTTCCCGTCGGGCCAGGTCATCGCGGCGGGCGGCACCGGGCTCACGATCGCCAAGCTTCGCAAGGCGCGCACGAAGTTCGCCAAGGCCTTCGTGCCGAAGTCGAAGCGCAAGTACATCGTCTGCACTTCGCAGCAGATCGAGGATCTGCTGAGCGCCACCGAGGTGACCTCGGCCGATTACAACGTCGTGAAGGCGTTGGTGAACGGAGAGGTCAACTCCTTCATGGGCTTCGAGTTCATCGAGTGCGAGCGGTTGCCGGTCGCTTCGAACATCCGGTCCTGCTACGCCTTCACGAGCGACGCGATCGTGCTCGGCGTCGCTCAGGACGTGCAGACCCGGGCGAGCGAGCGTCCCGACAAGCGGTACGCCTGGCAGATCTACACGTCGATGGACATCGGAGCGGTGCGGCTGGAGGATAGCCACGTCGTCCAGATCGACTGCGCGGAGTAATCTAGATGGCCATCCACAACAGCGTCCAGTACGCCGTCCTTTCGGGCAACCCGTTCGACCGGGTGAAGGGCACGTTCGTCGAGGGGCGGGTCCGGCTGGCGTTCGGGGCCATCCCGGGCGGTCAGCACACCCTCGCGCAGGGCGACAGCATCAAGCTCTTCGATCTGCCGGCCGGCGCCATGCCGGTGGCCATCGTGCTCCGCACCGGGGCGCTCGGCTCCGGTGTGATGATGTCGCTCGGCACGACCCCGAACGGGAACAACTTGATGGCGGCGACTTCGGTCGCGGCGGCGACGAATGCCGTCGTCCCGGTGGCGCCGGGTGCTCTGGCGCCGCTCGCCGAGAAGCGCACGGTCTATGCCTACCTCGACGGCGCCAACCCCGCCGACAACCAGCCGATCGAGGTTGGCATCCTCTACGCCCTGACGTAATGCGCAACCCGGGCGGCTGGAGAGCGGCCATCGCCCTCACCGCCGCCCGGATGCGTGAAGGGGCGTGTCTGGCAGGTTCGTCCGGAGTTGCGCTCGATAGCCGGAGGTGACCCGTGGCGTCTTCCGTGCTCGCGATCGTCAACTCTGCCTTGGCGAAGGTCCACGAAGACCCGATAAGCTCTCTGGACGAGGACCGCCGCGCCGCCAACATCGCGGCCATCCAATACCCGATCCATCGCGACAAGCTGCTCCGGCTTTACCAGTGGCGCTTCGCCACTGCGCGGGCGGTCTTGGCCCCGGACGCCGCGGCGCCAGAGTTCGGCATGGCCTACAAATTTTTGCTACCAACCGACTGCCTCAAGGTGATTGGCGTCTATGACAAGCGCGACGCCTATCGGGACATCAACTACACCTCCGGTAGTCTTGTCTACAAGGTCGAGGGTCGGTATCTACTGGCCAACACGAACCCGATCTATCTCTACTACACCAAGCGGGTGACCGACCCGACGCAATTCGACAGCATGTTTTCGGAGGCCCTTGCTTGGTCTTTGGCGGTTGACTTCGCGCTCTCGCTTTCGAATTCGCAAACCCGAGCCGAGTTGGCTCGGGCGGAGCTTCGCGAGGTCATCCGGCAGGCTCGACTGGCTTCGGCCATCGAGGCCTCGCCCGAGGTGCTGCGCGGCGGGACGTGGCTCTTGGTGGATGACCCGTCGCCGGTGTACGGCTTCCCGCCGCTAGGACCGTGAGCCGTGGCTACGTTCGAGCCCTTTCTCAATTCGTTCACCGCCGGCGCGCTGTCCCCACTGTTGGATGGCCGGGACGACATCGACCAGTATCGCCGGGGCGCCCGCCGGCTGGTCAACGCCATCGTGCTCCCGCACGGCGGCGTCGAGCGCCGGCCAGGAACGTGGTACATCGACACCTTCTACAACGCGGCGAAGCGCTCGCGCTTGGTGCCGTTCAGGTATTCGGTCAGCAACGCCTACGTGATCAAGTTCTCCGAGGGCGTGGGCCACGTGTTCGTCAACCAGGCTCGCCTGATCGGTGCATCGTTCTCGCACCCCTACACCGAGGCCGAGCTAGCCGATCTGCAGTTCGCGCAGGAGGCCGACGTTCTTTACGTCGTGCATCCTGACCACCCGCCTCACAAGCTGACCCGAACCTCGCCTACCACGTTCGCGTTCGCTCCAGTCGAGTTTTCCAACGGACGCGGCCCGATCGGCCCTTACAACGTCGACCCGCGCATCTATGTTTCGGCGAACGTGGCGGGCACTACGTATGATCGTCGGCTCACGTTTGCCGCGCCGCACGGGTTCGGCGCTTCCGACATCGACCGCATCCTCTACATCTACCGCTACAAGAAGGGCGCTTCGCCCGCGTACAGGGCCGCGGTCTTCAAGATCCGCCAGATAATCGACGCGACCAGGATAGAAGTCGACGTTCTCTGGGAGTACAACGAAGGCTCCGACGGTAGCAACATCTCCGGTAAACAGAGCTACACCTGGGCTACCGGACTGTTTTCGGCTACCGAGGGCTGCCGCACTGTCACCTTCCACGAGGGGCGGTTGGTCTATGGCGGGTTCAAGCGCCAGCCGGACTGGATTGCGCTCTCGGTGTCCGACGACTTCGACAATTTTCAGGCTGAGAACGTCGATCCCGACGTGCCGGAGAGCTTCAACGACGACAAGGCCATATACCGCCGAACGGTCTCGCGCGAGATCAACGCCATTTTTTGGACGGTTTCGACCGGGCACGCGTTGGTCATCGGCACGGCCGGTGCGGAGTTCGTTCTTCGCGGTAACGCGGACGGGATCCTGACGCCTTCGTCCGCTGTGGTGAAGCCCGCTACCGTTCGCGGCTCCGAGCCGCATGTTCCAGTGCTGGTCGATGGGCAGATTTTCTTCATCGAGCGCGGCGGTCGGCGCATCCGCCGGTTCAGCTACAACTTTCAGGCCGACCAGTTCACGGCGGACGACGCTACCATCCTTTGCGAGCACCTGTTTCGGGACGGCGTCGTCGAGCTCGTCTACCACCAATCGCCCTACTCGGTCATTTGGTGCCGCGTCGGCAGTGGCGATCTGGTCGGGTTGACGTTCGACAGCGAGCAGGGCGTGCTGGCGGCGCATTCGCACCGACTTGGCGGGCGGTCGGTCGACCCTAACATGCCGCCTCGCGTCGAGAGCTTGTGCGTCATCCCCGGCGCCAACGGGCAGGACGAGCTCTGGCTGGCCGTCAGCCGCCATCTCAACGGCGCCAACACCCGCACGGTCGAGGTGTTGTCCCCGCCGTTTCGGCCACTGCCTCCTCCGGAGGCGTCTCGGTGGGAGCTGAGCGGCTACCTCGACGATGCCTACTACGTCGACTGCGGGGTGCAATACGCTCCAAAGATCGCAATCGCATCCATTACGAACGCCTCGCCGGCCGAGGTCACGACGGCCACCCCGCACGGGCTCGCCGTCGGCGACACCTTCCGGTTTCGCGGGGTTGGGGGTTGGTCTGGCCGCGGGCCGCAACGGGCGGCGTGGGGCATGGCCGAGGTCGACCAGCGGTCGTATCGCGTCCGTCAGGTCCTGTCGCCCACTCGCTTCACGGTCGAAGAGCTGGAGGGCGAGCCCCTCAACACCCTGGACTACTCCTCGTTCAGCGATCCGAACGGGACGGCCGTCGTTTGCCGGGAGAGCGCGACGTTCGGAGGCCTCGGCTGGTTGACGGGGTCGGATGTCGCCATCTACGGCGACGGCGCCTACCTCGGGATCCAGACGGTCAACGTGGGCACGTTGGAGCTACAGGAGCCGGTGTCCCGGCTGGCAGTGGGGCTGCCGTACACGACCCTGATCGAAACGATGCGGCTCAGCCTCGGCGACCCGCGAAACAGCTCGCAGGGCAAGCCCGCGGCCGTGCCCCGAGTTAGCCTCTTGCTGTTGAACACCGCCGGCGGGAGGATCGGTCGCGGTCCCGTGCCTCAGAGGCTCGACGCGATAACTCCGCGGCTCGGAGGCGACGCGATGGACCGCCCGGCGCCGATGTTCACCGGCGACTACCGAATGGTGCTTTCGGGCTCCTGGGATGCTCCGTCGTCCATCCTGATCGAGGTTGACGAGCCCGTGGCTTTTACGCTGCTCGGCCTGGCTGTGGTCGCGATGGTGTGACGATGTTCTCGGTCGAGCGAGCTAGCCTAGAGCACCTGCGACGGCTCGACGTCCAGCCCCGCCACGCGGCCGCGAAGGAGGCCGTTCTGCGAACCGGGCTGCCACCTGGCGATGCCTATGCCGTCTTGCAGGGTGAGCGCGTAGTGGCCGTGCTCGGGGTGAGCGGCGAGTGGGCGTGGGCGTTCTTGGCCTCTGACCTCAGGCGGGGCGAGATGGTCTTCCTGCACCGCCAGGTGGCCGATTACATCCGCGCCCACCCTATCCTGGCCGAAATCGACGAGAGCCACCCGGCCGCCGTCCGCTGGGCGCGCATGCTCGGTCTGCATCGGGTCGATGCCGACGGCGCGGTCTACTACTGCTCCGTGTGATCGGCAGCGTTGTTCCCAGCGCGTCGGAGTTCGGCTATAATCCGCAGCGCATCGGGAGGCTCGCATGCTCGTGCTGTTCGACCCTGCTACGGCAGCCTTGATCGCTTCAGCCGGTTCCGCAGCGGTCACCGGAATGTCGACCGTGCTGGAGGGGCTCAGTCTAGCGAGAGAAGCGAGTGTCAAGGCCGACGCGGCTGCGCTCGACCGTC